TGCACAAGCTCGCGCACAATTAAAAGAATTAGCTGAACTAGCAGAAAGCGATAGTCTGCTTGCTTGGGAAGAAATTTGTAAGAAAGCCAAAGGCGGCATGTTCATGGGTCTTGAACAAAATCTAGAACAAATTCGTCATGGTATTGGTGAGCTTGCCGCAAAACGTCGTAAAGGCGGAGTGCAGAGCAAAGGTATTAATCCACACATTGGAGAGCAAGGTGCTAACTCAGTGGTAAATAAAGTTACCAATACCTTGGTGTCAGCAGGTGCAAATGCAAGACAAGCAGTGGATAAAGCGGTTAGCTCAATAACAAGGGCAGTTGACGAAAAAGAAATTTCCAATGATTTAAAGTCTGGTCAAGGCGCAAGTATTACAAAGAAAAAATAATTGGAAAAAGAAATGAACTTTAGAGAACTCATTAATAAATTAGATCATATCAATGAAGCAGAAGGTTCTCTTACCTTGCAAAGCATTGCCGCTGTAGAAAAAGCCGCAATGGACAAAGCTGTTGCTGAAAAAGCCAAAGGCGGTTGGACTGGATTTACCACATGGGATCCTCGTGTTGCTGGTAACATTGCGTTAGCTAAACTGGCACAGCAAAACAATTTTGAAGGCTTATTCAACAGCGAAGGCGATTTTGTTGTGGCCTACGGAAATAGAACGTGGAGTTCTAATAGCGAAATGCACCCTGGAGAAAATCCTCGGGTCGTTCCACCAAGTCCAGATGATTGGAAGCCGCTAGCCGCTAAGGGATTAATCCCTGCAAATGCAAAGGGCCCAGCAGGATTAACCAACTGGTTATCCAGCGGTGGAGCACAAAAAGAATTTGATGCTGTTAAAAAACAATCAGCAGATGTGGCGGCTAATACAACAGCGCCAGTTGATGCGGCACAAGCCGCTAAAGTTTCATCAGCAGATGAAGAAGCAAAAATGACTCAACTGGAAGGCTTGGTTGATCAGTATCTCAAACTTAAAGAAGATATCAACACTGGTGCTAAAAAAGATCAGGCCGCAAAAGTTACTTCAACTAGAGACCCCATGGACGATAGCGATGATGCCAATGCACATGCATTTGATCCCACATGGGGTGGCACAAAAGCCACGGGCGGGCAAACTGTGGCGCCAAATGCTGGAGCTACATGGGACAACGCAAAACAAATAGCAGTGCCCGGTGTTGTTAAAGAATCTAACCTAGCCGCTTCACTAGTTGAAAGTTTTGGTTATCAAAAAAAAACTTCAATTGCAGAACTGATTGAAAGTTTTGGTTATAGAAAAAATCATCCTTACTCATTGCTAGAAGCTGAAGCTGATTTGAATTTGTCGTCTAAGTATGACAAACCCAAAGATACAAAATCTAAAAAAGACGATGATGACTTTGATGTGGATGCGTATTTACAAAGCAAATACGGAGATCCAGATGATACTAAATCTGGCAGAGTTGATCGCCGTACATGGAAAGAGAAAAATATAGTAACAACTATCCCTAATGCCATATGGAACGAAGGCACTTTGTCTTGGGAAGACGAAATTATACCCGGAGTATACAGCTTTAAAGATCTTGGAATAGATTTAGGCATTGCGGCTGGGTTTGTACTTGTGGGAACTATTATGGCTCCATTTACCGCAGGTGGTTCTGCAGTGGTTGGATATGCAGGAGCTGGTGCAATATTTGTTAGATGGATTATTAGAATAGCTCGTGGCATTCAAAGTATGGTAAAAATCTGGGGTAAACCTTATTGGGAATTAGTAAAATTAAATCCCACAAAGGCTGCTGAAGCAGTAAGCGCCGCACTTAAAGTACATGCAGATGCATTTTATAAAGGCTTAACAGGTAATTTGTCAAAATTGGCTTTGTTAATTTCAGCTTTAATTTCTGCAGGATTCAATGGTGCGGCTTTGATATTAAAAGAATTTTTACCAGATACATACAAAGCCATAGGTAAAGGGGTTGATAAGGCCTTGGACACTATACAACCTGGCATAGACTGGGCAAGGAAAAAAACAGGGTTAGAGGAAGGCCTACAATGACAAATTTAACTACACACATGTCAGAACTTAAACGTATTCTTGACAGTATTGAAAACAAAACCCTAACCGAAGGCGCTGTTGGAGAAACCGGCGAACAATTTGTAAAAAGACTAATTGGCAAAAGCGGCAAAGAGTTAATAAAAGAACTAGGGCCGCGTGTTGAAATTACTAGTGTGAAAATGGTACCAAAAGTAGATAAGGGCGTCAAGGTCCTCGCTGAGCGTGAAATTACCGAAGTATGGGAACACATGCCTGGAACTGAACTGTATGCCATTAAAACCGTTAACGGTAAAGTACCCAAAAAAATCACAACCAGAACAGCTGATGTTATCAAAACTGAAGTTGAAACAGCCGCAAACGAAGGCAGAGTGGTAAAAAGTACTAGTGCTAATGCTGGCAAAACAGTTGCTGAACCAACAGGCCCTGCCTTAGACCCTGCCGCTGAAGCAACTGCAAAAGCTGAAAAATTAAGTATTCCTGAATTAGAAAAAAGAATTGCATCCGGAGAAGGCACTGCAATAGAACGAAAAGCATTTGCTGATGAACTAGCCAAGAAAAAAGGGTCAGCGCCGCCGGCAGAAGCACCTAAAGATAAATTTGATAGTGCAGAAGTTGCAAGAAAAAAAGCTCAAGGCATGAGTCGAGAAGAACTCGAAGCCGCATTAAAAAATAAAGACATTCCAGCAGTAACAAGAAAAGAATACGAACTTGAATTAGCAAAACGTCCAAAATCTACAACATCACCAAAAGAAGAACCAACTGCTCCTAAAACTGGTGAAGAAGTACTTGTTAAAAAAGAAATTGCAAAAGAAAAAGATGCTGTTAAGCCAGCACTCGATGACGGTACAATAAAAGTTAAAGAAGGCGAGTTGCTACCTAAGAAACCTAACGAAACTCCTAGCGAACAATTAGAGCGTACATTAAAAGATGACCCATCTTATAAAGGTGCATGGGAAGGAATTGAAGGCACTGAAAAAGAAGTTGGATTCTGGCGCTGGTTAGGTAGAAAACTTAAAGTCGGTGGATTAATCAGTATTCCTGTAGCTTTGGCTGCTGGCGGCGCATACCTTGCTATGCGAGATAAACCATTACCTGAACCAGAAGAAGTATTAGACAACCCAACAGATGATAAAACTGATGACAGTACAGATGCCAATACTGATGGTAAGACTGATGGTAAGACTGATGGTAAGACTGATGGTAAGACTGATGGTAAGACTGCTAATGGTCCTGAAGGAAAGACTGATGCTGAGAAAAAAGCCGAAGTTAATCAAGCAGGAAAAGTAAAAGACAAAGAAACTGTTGTTGCTAATAAACCTACAGCAGAACAAGCCGCAGAGTTAGCAAAATTAAAAGCACAAATTGATGCTCTTATTGCAGAGTTAGCAAAATCCAAAGATCCTGCAATACAAAAACGATTAGCGGCGGTTAGAGCAAAATTAGGGCAAACTAATCAAGGCGCAAGTGTTACATCAACTGAAAAAGGTGGATGGAAAAACATTGGTAACAACTATAGAAGATGGTATGGTCCGGACGGCTACGATGAAGACGGCACCTTTGTTAAACGTGGAACAGTGGAAAATATTCCGTATGATGCTGGACAGGTAGATAAGTACTCCAAGATGACCAATGCAGAATTATTGAAACATGCAAGGCTAACAGACCGATCTGGCAAAAATTAAATAAGGGGCTGGCGTGGGAACAAAAAAATTTACAATTGAATTTACCGATAAAACATCTGTAGTTTGGAACGCTGATGATAGATATACCAACGAACTATTAGTTAAAAAAGCCAAAGAGAAATATCCAGATAAAACAGTTGCCACTATTAACGGCGAACCTGTCAGCGGTCAGGCTCCTAAAGTAACAGAGCCAGAGTTAACTGCGGATGAAGCAGGTAAAAAAACAGGAAAAGTGGCTAAAGATGTTGTGGTTGGGACTGGAGAACTAATCGGCGATGTTGCTGACAAAGCATGGCGATTTGGCAAGGGCGTTGTAAAAGGTATAGCAGGAATGGATGAATCAGTCAAAGCGCAAGACGATGCAGTATTGGAAAGAATTAAAAGTATCAAATATTGATTATGGCGGATTGATTCCGCCATTTTCACCTCAAAAATATCATTGAGGTTGCATTAACAACATAAGTACTGTACAATAGGCAATATACATTAGGAGACTTACATGTCAGGACGTTCATACGGCGCAGAAGAAAAGGCAAAACTAGAAAGATTGATTACCGAAGGATCAACAGTATTACGTGAAATTGAAGACTTGCAAGTAGGCTTAAAAGAAACAGTACAGGCAGTGGCAGAAGAATTACAAGTTAAACCCAGTGTTATTAACAAAGCTATTAAAATTGCACACAAAGGCGATTGGCAGGCACATAATGCAGACTGGGAAGAAATTGAAGCAATTTTAGATATTACAAAACGTATCTAATAAGTAGTACATGCAAGGGCAAGCGGGCCATAAACCGCAAGTTGGGTATTTGTCAGCCAAAAATGACATATGGAGAATATATTGAGCTATGTAGACGCATGGTTTGACCGCGAGAATGACGTTATTAAAGTGGTCGAACGTAATAAAAAACAAGAACGTGAGTTCCGTGACATTCCTGTCAAACACACGTTTTACTTTAAAGACCCCAAGGGCAAATTTCAAAGTATTTACGGTGATCCACTCACACGTATTATTTGTAAAAATACCAAAGAGCTAAGAAAAGAACAAGCTATTAATTCAAGCAAAAAACTGTTTGAAGCAGACATTAACCCCATCTTTGTTTGTCTAAGCGAAAACTATCTAAACGCAGAACCTCCCAAACTAAATGTAGCATTTTTCGATATTGAAGTAGACTTCGACCCAGAGCGTGGCTATGCGTCACCCGATGATGCATTTATGCCAATCACTGCGATTGCTGTTTACCTACAATGGATGGAAACAATGATATGTTTGGCTGTGCCACCCAAGAAACTCAACATGGCGGATGCCAAAGAAATGGTCAAAGACTTTGACAACGTAATGCTGTATGAAACAGAAGCAGAGATGTTGGATGTGTTCTTGGATTTGATCAAAGATGCTGATGTACTGAGTGGTTGGAACAGCGAAGGCTTTGATATTCCCTACACGGTTAATCGTGTGACCAAGGCATTAAGCAAAGAAGATACAAGACGTTTTTGTTTGTTTGACCAATTGCCAAAGAAACGTGAATATGAAAAATATGGAAGACAAGCTGTTACATACGACTTTATTGGTCGTGTACACTTGGATAGTCTTGAACTGTATCGAAAGTATACTTATGAAGAACGTCATACCTATCGACTGGATGCTATTGCTGAATACGAACTAGGTGAGCGTAAGACGCAATACGAAGGCACATTGGATCAGTTGTACAACAATGATTTTAGAACTTTCATTGAATACAACATCAATGACTGTATGCTTCTTGAAAAATTAGACAAGAAATTAAAATTCATGGACCTTGCTAACACGCTGGCACATGAATGTACTGTGTTGTTACAGACTACAATGGGTGCTGTGGCTGTGACTGAGCAGGCTATTATTAACGAAGCACACCGCAGAGGTTTCCAAGTTCCCAACAGAACTAAAATGGACGACAGAGAAGGCAACGAGGGGGCCGCAGGTGCGTATGTTGCTTATCCTAAAGAAGGCATCCATGATTGGATCGGTTCACTAGACATTAACTCACTGTATCCTAGTGCTATTAGAGCACTTAACATGGGGCCAGAGACCATTGTAGGGCAGTTACGTCAAACACTTACGCAAGAATACATTGATAATCTTGTAGCAAAAGGTAAGAGTTTTGCGGCGGCATGGGAAGGTGTGTTTGGATCATTAGAGTATACTGCTGTGATAAATCAAGAAATTGGCACAGACATTACTATTGACTGGGAGAACGGCGACACTGATGTTGTCAGTGCCGCAGAAGTGTATAGATTAATTTACGAAAGCAACCAGCCGTGGATCCTCAGTGCCAACGGCACAATTTTCACGTATGAAAAAGAAGGTATTATTCCTGGCTTGTTAAAGCGTTGGTATGCTGAACGTAAAGAGATGCAGGCTAAACTTAAAGAAGCTATCAAAGCCGGCAATAAGGTTGAAGAAGAATACTGGGACAAACGACAACTAGTCAAGAAAATTAACTTGAACAGTTTGTATGGTGCTATTCTTAACAACGGTTGTAGATTCTTTGACAAGCGTATCGGACAATCAACTACACTAACAGGTCGTGCTATTGCTAAACACATGGCCAGTAAAGTTAATGAGATTATTGCGGGTGAATACAATCACACAGGCAAAGCTATTATCTACGGTGATACAGACTCATGTTATTTCTCAGCATATAAAACATTGGAAAAAGAAATCAATGCAGGGCAGTTGCCGTGGACTAAAGAATCAGTTGTTCAGTTGTACGACCAAATTGGTGAGGAAGTTAACAGTACATTTCCACAGTTTATGTTGGATTCGTTTCACGTGCCCAAGTCGCGTGGAGAAGTTATCAAAGCAGGTCGTGAGATTGTTGGTAGTAAAAGTTTGTTTATTACCAAGAAGCGTTATGCTGTGTTGTATTACGACAAAGAAGGCAAACGTACAGACGTTGAAGGTAAACCCGGCAAAATTAAAGCCATGGGGTTGGACCTCAAGCGTAGTGACACGCCTGAATTTATTCAAAACTTTTTAAGTGATGTACTTGAACTAGTATTGACAGGTGCAACTGAACAACAAGTATTGGATCATATTAGTGAATTTAGAATTCGATTTAAAGCTCGTCCCGGTTGGGAAAAAGGCAGTCCAAAACGTGCCAACAACATTACAGACTACCAAGCCAAAGAAGCCAAAGCTGGCAAGACTAATATGCCTGGTCACGTTCGTGCAAGTATTAATTGGAACACATTAAAACGCATGTACGGAGACAAGTATAGCATGGCTATTACAGACGGTGCTAAAGTTATTGTATGTAAACTAAAACCTAATGCACTAGGTTTTACTAGTGTTGCTTATCCGGTAGACGAGTTGCGACTTCCGCAGTGGTTTAAAGATTTAGCATTTGATCATGCCGAAATGGAACAGACAATTATTGATAATAAATTAGACAACTTAATTGGTGTTCTTAACTGGGATATCAACAGCACAGAAGAAAAGAATACCTTTAACAGTTTTTTCGAGTTCTAATATGAAAATTATAATTGCAGGATACGGATTTGTTGGCAAAGCAGTTGGACAAACATTACAAACTAAACACGAAATTGTAATTGTTGATCCAAAATATACCGAAGAACAAATAAAAGATCATCCAGATGCAGACGGATTAATTATCTGTGTGAATACTCCTACCACAGAAGATGGCATATGTGATGTCCGAAACATCGCTGATATTTTAGATACAGTGCCAATTTTTATGCCGGTAATGATTAAAAGCACTGTAACACCTAGTGCGCTGGAAGCATTCGATGATGTATATAAAGATCATTCCGTTGTGTATAGTCCAGAATTTTTACGGGCGGCTACTTCTGCTAAGGACTTTGCCGAACAAAAGTTTATGATTATTGGCGGTGAAGATCCTGAAGGATTTTGGCAGGAGACTTTTAGTTCAGTATTGCCTAATTGTAAACTGTTTTTTCAATGTACTAAATTAGAAGCGGCTATGACCAAGTACAGTATAAACTCTTTCCTAGCGGCAAAAGTAGCCTTTTTTAATCAACTGTTTGATATATGTGAGGCAAATGGTGCAGACTATTCAATAGTGCGTCAAATGATTACACATGATCAAAGAATTGGTTCCAGTCATACCTTAGTACCTGGGCTTGATGGGGAACGTGGTTTTGGTGGTGCGTGTTTTCCTAAAGACACTCAAGCATTTATAAAATATGCCAAAACTATCAATGCACCGTTTAGTATTTTAGAAGCTTCGGCGGAATACAATGAAACGGTAAGAAAAAATGCTTGACATAATCAAAAAACCTAAGTATAATCATAACATATGGAGAATCTCATGAAAGACTTTTTACAAGACCTAGTAGCACATACACACAGTTTGGGCTTTTTACCTTTGGTCAAGGTAAGTGCAACAGACAAAGAAACTACAATCGAATCTATGGCTGAAGATCGTAGCGTTATTTTGAATGCCAAAGCGCACGAACCAGTCAGTGACTTTGAAGGCACCTTTGGCATGCCTAACTTGAACAAGCTAGATATTCACCTCAAGTGTCCAGAGTACAAAGAAGGTGCAACTATCAAGGTAGTTAAACAGCAACGTAACGGAGAAGAAGTTCCAACAGGTTTGCATTTTATCAATGCAACTGCTGACTTTGAAAACGATTATCGTTTCATGAACCAGGACATTATTAACGACAAATTGAAGTCGGCCAAGTTCAAAGGCGCACAGTGGGATATTGAATTTACGCCTGCTGTTGCCAGTATACAGAAATTGAAATTCCAATCAAATGCACATTCAGAAGAAACTGTTTTTCAAGTTAAAACAGAAGACGGTCATTTGGTGTTTAGCTTTGGTGATTCAAGCACACACGCTGGTAGTTTTATTTTCCAAGCAAATGTCAAAGGCAAACTAAAACAAACATGGTCGTGGCCCGTTAATCAAGTTCAAAGTATTCTTGGACTAAGCGGTACTGCTACTATGCGTATTGCAGATGGTGGGTTGTTGAACATTAACATCGACAGCGGTGTTGCAGTATACGATTATATTCTTCCAGCACAGTCTAAGTAATGAATAAAAATCTAACGAAAGCACAATTTGATGCCTCTGGTGAACCGTATGCTTACTTTTTGCCGGCAACTTCAGGATTCTATAGTACATATATAGGTAAACAGAGATATAGCAACTACGTGGATCCTGCACGTATTCCTGCTAGCTTTGGGCCTATGGGCATTGAAGCTATGAACTATTTGAATCCCAATGCGGCATTTTACTTTGACCATTGTTTGTATTCTGCTGGTCATGCTAACTTAGATTTGACTAAACCAGATCCTAGTGAAGACATGTTTCGTAACAGAGACCGTAGCACTAGTTGGGTGTTAGGCGACTCTGGAGGTTTCCAGATTGGTAAAGGCGTATGGGCAGGCGAATGGAATGATCCTAACGGTCCAGTAGTAGCACAACGTATGGCCGAAGCCGTTGCCAAAGGTGTTGAACTAGTTCCTCAATTACACCCAACAGGTCATCCTAAGACAGATAAAAACGGTAATCCTAAGTATACTAAGATTGATCATGTTAAACTGTATCAAGCACAATTAGATGCGGCACAGAAAAAACGTGAACAAGTACTAGCATGGATGGATGCACTAATGGATTATGGCATGGTGCTAGATATTCCAGCATGGGTTGGTCGAAGTCCTGTTGGTGCTAAAAATAGCGGCGTTGGTAATTATCCACAAGCTGTCGCGGCTACCAAATATAATAACGAATATTTTATCAAACATCGCACAGGCGCTTGTAAATTCTTAAATGTATTACAAGGCGAAAACCACGACCAAGCAGAAGACTGGTATCAACAAATGAAAGACTTTTGCGACCCAAAGAAATATGACAAGCCATTTAATGACTGGGCCATGGGTGGGCAGAATATGTGTGACGTAGATCTAGTACTGCGTAGACTTGTTGCATTAAAGTTTGACGGTTTGTTAGAACAAGGTCATCAAGACTGGATGCACTTTCTTGGAACAAGTAAATTAGAATGGGCGTTGTTGCTGACAGATATACAACGTGCTATTCGAAAATATCATAATCCCAGTTTTACAATTAGTTTTGATTGTGCTAGTCCTTTTCTTGCTACAGCTAATGGACAAATTTATGTTCAAACAGAAATTACAGATAGAGAAAAATGGCTCTACCGTATGTTGCCAAGTTTAGACAACAAAAAGTACAGCAAAGACACTAGACTGTTCCAAGATGTGGTTGTGCAAGATGGTCATTTTAAATCGTTTACTACTAGTCCGCTAATGGACGGTGTGGAAGTTAAAGACATTTGCATCTATGGTCCTAACGATGTAAACAAAATCGGTAAAGTTGGTAAAACAAGTTGGGATAGTTTTACCTATGCTATTATGATGGGTCATAATGTGTGGCTACATTTGAACAGCGTACAAGAAGCCAATCGTCAATATGATGCTGGGTTATGTCCTGGCATGTTAGATGTTACTACAGCTATACCAAAACCATTTACAGATTACTCTCCGTTACCAAATAAATTTAGAGATGTTGTAGACGCTATCTTTAGTGCGCCAGATAGAGATTCAGCAATGGCAATTATTGATTATTATGATAAATTTTGGCAAGCTATACCTGGTACACGTGGCGCAACTGGTAAGAAAACAGTTAATGCATCAACTATGTACTCCAAATTCTTTGAAGAAGTCCAAGAAGATATTGTACAATTAGAAGACGACCTTGAATTTGATGATAACAAACTAGACGAATTAGAAGCTAGTGTACACGAATAACATCACCCGCGAAAACTTTCACAAAAAGAGCTATAAAATGACTTTACCCGACGAAAGATATCGAGCAGTAGTACAGACTCAAAGATTTTTACTAAAGATCTTAACCACTCCTCGAGTTCCCAAAGCCGTTAAAGACGAAGCACGTAGTATGTTGCGTCACTATCCTAGCGAATATGATATGCAAATTGCGGCAATCGGTGCGCCTGAAGTGTTCCAAAAACAAATGGAAGAAGTGACTCGAATGTTTAGAGTCTACGAGGAAAAGAAAAATGAACAAGCGTAGTCTCGTTATCGGTATGGGTATTGGACAGTTATACAAGACTGTCCTAGAAAATATTGGGCACACAGTTATTACAGTAGATATGGATCCTTCCAAAGGTGCTGAGTTTACTAGTGTTGCAGATGCTATTAGAAAATATAGTATTTTTGATACTGCACATATTTGTACGCCAAATTTTACGCATAAAGACATAGCCGAACAGGTAGCACCTTATACTAAAATAGTGTTTGTTGAAAAGCCAGGATTCAAAACAAGTAACGACTGGACTGGTATGATTAAGACCAGACCGTTTACACGTTTTATGATGGTCAAAAATAATATGTGGCGAGACAACATTGTTGAGCTAAAAGATTTAGCAAATAAATCTAAAAAAGTTAATCTTAATTGGATTAACAAAGATCGTATACCAAATCCAGGTAGTTGGTTTACTAATAAAGAACTGGCATTTGGTGGTGTTAGTAGAGATTTAATGCCTCACTTGTTAAGTTGGTTCATAGCATTGGCACCAGACTGGATTAGAGCTAACTTGACTAAGCAAACTGCATTTAAAAGGTGGACACTGGGTCAATTGACTGGCACAGATTACGGAACTGTTAATGTTAATGGCACGTATGATGTAGATGATTTTTGTCAAATTAATTTTACAGACAAATGGCAACTAACTGCTGATTGGCGAGATTTAAAATCTGATAAAAGAAATATCGAATTTGTTATGGAAGACGACAGCGTGATTACTGTTGAGTTAGGCCTTTGTCCAGAATATGCTTATCAGAATATGATTTCTGATGCTATTAAAAATATAGATAATCAGACTTTTTGGCTTGAGCAATATAAACAAGATTCGTGGATCCATGAAAGGATCGAAAATCTATGACACGCTGTTTGCAAACTACAGGTCAAGGTTACTTTGAAGAAGTAACCTATGAATTGCCTCCACTAGGGCCTACTGATATTCGTGTACAAGCTATCATGACAGGCGTATGTCGTAGCGACATTGATATGATGCAAGGTAATTTTGGACCATTGCCACTTAGTATGCAAGGACACGAAGGCTTGGGTCAAGTAATTGAAATGGGTGCTGGTGTCACTGGTCTTGCAAAAGGCGACTTTGTTGCTACTCGGGGTGAACCAGCATACGCAGACTTTTATAATGTACGTGCCAATGAATATGTACAAGTTCCAGAAGCACATCCAAAATATATTTTAGAACCAGTTGCTTGTGGTATTAATTGTGTTAGTCAAGCATACGAAGAATTTGAACGCAGATCCAAAGGTAAATGTTTGATCTTAGGTAGCGGATTTCTTGCTTGGGTTGTTTTTAATAATTTAAAACATCATTTTCCAGATATGGATGTTGACGCATTGGGATCTAATAACATAGATCTCTGGGGAGACACTTTGTTATTGTGGACCAGTGAAAGTTATGACATTGTCGTGGACTTATCAGGAAAATATGATATAGGTACAGATATTAACCTAAATAACGAAGCACTAATTATAGATGCCGTTGGTAAAGCAGTAACCAAAGAAGAAGCACAACAGCAACTTTGGAAAGCTGTTACCACAGTTAAACCTAGTCCAAGAACGTCTCGATTTATCACAGCCATGCATCAAGCACGTTGGATGATTGAAAACGGTGAACTTGAGGTTGATTCTTTTTGGACTAGAGGTTATAATAGAAACATAGAGTGGCAACAAGCGTTTGCGGATGGTAAGGATCGTCCAAACGGTTACAGCAGAGGTTATATCAAATGGGACTAAACACTGAAGAACGACAAGACGTCGTATACTTTACAGGTTATGAAGTCGAGCATACTATTTGTTATGGTATGTTTACACTATTTGTAGTGGGCACTCCTCCACTTGAAGAAATTTTGCGTAAGGCAGACGACACTCAAGCACTGTTAGACGAGTCTAAACGCATTAAACACATTTACTTTGGCACTAGTCAAAGTTTTAATCCCAAATCTATCTCGCAAGAAGAATATAAAGCGTGGGATGAAGTTATTATTGGTTGCCTTAAAGCCGACTATTGGGTTTCATTGGACTTCGGTGTTGAACACATTGAAGGTGTATTGGAATCTGCTTATAACGAATATCCTCGCTTTGTCCCTATGATTAGTGTCAAGTTACCTTACATTAATCAACTCAACTATAATGCCACACTTAAACTGGACGACCGAACTTGGGGTGCTACAAATCCAGGTGTGTGGACACATCACCTACAGAGCTTAATGAGTAAAGACAAGTATACTCATTGGGATCAGTACACACAAGATACAACATTATGATTAAACGTATACCGGCAGGAACACTGCTACCAAAAAAAAGAAATGACGGCTCTGACGGTCGATTTATCGAAGACGCATACGAAAAAGCAGGAAATATTATAGATCGTGTTGGGCCTGTAGATATGCCAACA